TGCATGCGCTTCCGGGCCTTGGCTTCAGCCTCGGGTGACCCGCACATCTGGTCCGCTACTGTCGTACTTGGGGTAAGCTCTGGCTCTTGCAGCCTCTGTGTGATGGTGGCCTCTGCACGCCGTCGATCCGAGCTGTCTCGTTCGACTTTATCTGTGCGTGACTGCTCTAGCCACTCGTGCGACTGGGCAATCTCGCGTGCTGTGCTGTTGATGGTGGTCTCGTGATCTCCCCGATCTGGGAAGCACCACTGAGCATCATCTGTCGTGCAGGCCTCAATCCACCTGCCGAGCATCTCAGCCCGGAAATCGAGCATTGATGGCCAGACTTCCTCGAACTGACCTTCAGTGGCACCGAGCTTGATGATGGTGGATGCTACTCGGTCGCACCAAAACCATAGGCCCTCGCCTGCCGTGTAATCCCGGTACTCGTGTACCACGCTACCAACGGTCTCTTGCCAGAGGTGCCCTGCTGAAGCGGCATCCTGACGTTTGGCCTGATAGTCTGGGTGACTTGGATCGAGCCAAACCAGTCTGAGATTTAGTTCAACGATGCTTTCGATGTCTGGGAATGGGAACCGGCAATGCTGACCACACACTGCTCCCGGTATCGCCCATATGGGGAATGCCTCCTTGAGCCTGTCCATGATGGTGGCGTTTGCCCCGGTGTCTGCGTTGTCGGGGTCCTCACGCATCAGGAAGGAGACCAGCTCCCCTGCTGTTTGTGCCGAAAACCCCGTGTTGTGGGGGCGTTTGGCCGTGGGTGCCCGCATTGCGATCTTGAGCATGGCTGCCGCCGCTGGTGATGTCGTGGATGTGCCTAGTGAACGCTGTGTTGATACGCGAGGCATATCAAATCCTTTCTGCCACCTGTGATGGTGGTGATGTGCCAGCTGTGTGCTGACGGGGGAGAAACTAAACACACAAAGCAAACGCTCTGTGCTAATGCACTGGATTGCCTGTCGGCTACCTAGTGCGTGTGATGGTGGTTAGGGGATGGCAACATCGTCGTCGAATTGTCCCATTACGTACTTGTAACCTGTCCAATCGAGGTCATTAGTGCCCTGAGCGAGTTTGAGTACAGGATTTCTGTAGTATTGGTGTAGACTTGCCGAATCTGAGCAGTACTCTTCATAGCTGGGCATGCCATGGAACTCAAACTCCGGGCTGTCCACGTCAACTGTGAACGTGAGCTTGATATAGGCTACCCAAGTCTCGTTAGCGTGATGGTGGTTGCGTGTCATGATGAGATCCTTTCACTTTGAGATGGTGTGCATTGCGTAGATCACGATGAGAAGCGAGATGGCTGTGCATCCCATTCCGATTGCCTGAAGCGTGATTAATAGCGTCATGATGGTGGACTCCTGTGATGGTGGTCGGTAGCACGCATTCAACACACGCTGCCTGCCTGCTACTAGAGAAATCCTTGCTTACCGCCATTACTCAGCGAGCTTGAGTAGCGGTCCAGCCTGCCGCAGGTTGGTACGTCATCTTGGTCAAGTGGAAAATTGAAAAATGTGACAAAAGGCTTTGCGCAAAATAATCTTTTGGCTCTGCAAAAGATCTTATTTTTTTGTTGCATTTTTCAATTTTGTACTTGACTGCCTTTATAACCTTAAGCGGTATAATCAGGATTTCTGTAGTAGTAGAAAAAACCGTTACTTCCCCCTGGCGTGCCATGACCCTACCGACACTACGATGTCCGAGACGAGCGTTCTGGCTCGTAAGCCATACAGTGTGATGGTGGCTTAGAGCACAAATCACCAACGAACTACCTTTGTCATTTTCTACCATCAATTACGAGCGTTCTGGCTCGTAATCTCAGCCGCCGTGCTGACGAGCCAGTCTTGGCTCGTTCTCGGTGGATGATGGTGGTAATTATCGAATGACTCTATTCTTGGGGTAGGGTTGTATGCCTTGAATCGTGAGTATGAGGGCGTGTATGGTGGTTGAAGAGGTGTGTGTGACTAGTACACCAGTGACAATGGGTCGTGCTCTATGGCGTGGGTTGTGATGCCCCCGGGTTCTCCAAGGGGCTCTGCCCCTTGGAATGTGTGAGTCCTGGCGAGCACATGGTGTATTGGCGGCTAGTCTTTTAGCCGCCTCAGGGCAAGTAGCCAGTTGCTGGCTATTTCTTGCCCGTTCCTTATTCTTAGTACCAGGTTTTGTTGTGTTGTAGTCATGGATGTGTCGTGAGTCCGAAGGGCCAGGTCCCCCCAGGTGATGTGAGGTAAAGTTAATAAAGTTACCCCTCAATGTTCCAGCCCGTTTAAAGGCGATTTAAAAAAAAGATATAGATAGAGAGGGGGGCACTATATGACAGAAGCAATGATCTACAGGCGCATCGACCCCTAGTGTGTGTGAGAGCTTTTAAGCAATCTCTCACTACTGCGGGAGTCGTCGGGCCGTGGAAAGGCAGTGTGTCGTCGCCGACCGATCGGACCCTCGTCCCTTGGCAAGTGCGCGTCAATCCGCTGTGAAGTCCGTCGCGGCCACGCTTAGATGATCAGCAGCCCGTTGCCTGTGACTGCTTGCATTTAAATGGATTATTTCTTGGAGCGATTTCTCGCCCTGTTTTTGCTAGGGTCTTCTCGGACCAGCCTGTTGTCTTTGGTGTGGCTTAGGTCTCCTCCACCCTTCCCGTCGATCCCCCTCTTTCGCCGCTCGGCTTGCAGATTTGCCCGGTACTTCTTTTTTGCAGGAGTCGCCGACAGCTTCTTCGTCAGCGCGTCTTTCTTCTTTTTCGTTTCTGGATTCTTCTGATAATTTGTCCAAGATTTGCCAGCCATGCACATAGATTAGCGTCACATCACCTTGTCAGCAACCAATATCCATTAGGGAATACCCTAGCCGGCCAGCCCCGCTTCGCCCTACTTCGTCCCACTTCGCCCCGCTTCGCCCAAATGCGCCGAATCACCCTTTGCGCTACACTTGGCGCGCACTTGATAATGGTATAATCCCCATATGCCAGTAATGGATCTCCAGCTTTTGGAGGCACTTGGCCCTATCCAGTTCCGAGCCTTTCTCGTCAAATGCTTCAAGGAAGCTGGATTTGACTATGAGGAGCTGGAGTACTCTGATGAGTGGCGGGTCCACTTCATCTTGTCAGATCCCCTGAAGCAGAGGACCGTCGTCCATATCCACGACAAGTCTGACCGCCGGGTAAGTAGACCCACGGTGAAGAGGGTTCTGTCGGCTCAAGGCCACTTTTTGGCCGATCAGGCCATGATTGTCAGCCTGATGGGCTTGTCAGCGCCTGCTGAGGCTATTGCCCAGCAGACCAATACCATCGTCTGGGACCGTGAGCATATCGGCGATACCTTCGCTCAGGTCCATATTTCGGAGGAGAATCCGCTTTCAGAGGAATCTACTGTCCGTGATCTGATGCCCGAGCCTCAGAAGCAGCAATACGACGAAGTTCGCCCTGTCGCCGAGGATGAGCTATCCGAGGTGCAGGTCGAAGCCATGCAAGAGGCAGAACAGCTTCTGGCCGATCTGGATGACCATCGCCGAAAATCCATGCTGCATAATGAGTACTGGAAGCCTTACGACTATAAGGCCCCTATTAGCCCTAATAATATAGGACCATACAACTGGCAGATAGATTTCCATAACCGTGGCGGCGTATATAAGGAACGGTGCCTGATCGCCGCCAACCGTATTGGGAAGACCCGGTGCGGGTCAGGCGAGGTGACTTATCACGCTACTGGCAAATACCCAGATTGGTGGCAAGGCAAGCGATTTGAGGAGGCTGTTAGGATTTGGGTAGGGTCTGATACCAATGAGACCTCCCGTGAGATTGTCCAAGCGGCGTTACTGGGTGAGCCTCATGGGACAGGTATGATCCCAGGAGCTTCAATTATTGACATTAAATACCGTCAGGCTGGTATTGCTGACGTTGTAGATACTGTCACTGTTCGGCATTCGACCGGAAAGGCCAGCCGAATCGTGTTCAAGACCTACGAACAGGGTCGTCGTAAGTGGCAGGGGACCAGTCAGCATTTCGTGTGGCTGGACGAAGAGCCGCCCCAAGACATATATACCGAGGCAATTACTCGAACACTTGATGTCAGCGGTTTGACCATGATGACCTTCACCCCTCTGCAGGGGTCCAGTTCCGTGGTGCTTCACTTCATGGACGGCGGTGCCGGTATTACATTACTTAATGCTACATGGGAAGACGCACCGCATTTGTCTGAGGAGGATAAGAAGCAACTCATTGCCAGCTTCCCCGAGCATGAGCGTGAAGCTCGTGCCCGTGGCGTGCCGATGACTGGCTCCGGATTGATATATCCCACTCCAGACGACGATATCTCCGTAGAGGCTTTTGAGATTCCCAGTTTCTTTCGGCGTATTTGTGGTATAGACTTTGGTATAGATCACCCCGCATCTGCCGTATGGATCGCCCATGACGCTGATGCGGACATTATTTATGTGTACGACTGCTATGAATCTAGTGGACACACCGCCAGCTATCATGCCGAGTGTATTAAGGCTCGCGGCGACTGGATACCCACCTCCTGGCCCCACGATGGGATGCATCGTGATAAAGGCTCAGGAGAAGTATTGGCAGATTCATATCGCAAACGGGGAGTCAATATGTGTCCACTTTCTGCGCGCTACAAGAATAAAACTGGAGGAGCAGTTGCTATTGAACCTGTTGTACAAGACATCGACGATAGAATGCGTACCGGAAGATTCAAGGTCTATAGCCAGCTATACAAATGGTTTCGGGAAAAGCGCATGTACCATCGTAACGATGGATTGATCATCAAGATGCATGATGACTTAATGGCGGCCACCAACTATGCTGTTATGATGTTGAGGTTCGCAAGGCCAGAAGGTCAAGAAGTCTCTAGACCTTCTAAGGCCGATAGTTATAATCCGTTAGACCTATCAGCAATATCAAGGGGTTAATATGGGACCATTAGCCGCACCATTAGCAACAGCAGGTATTAGTTTTTTGCTGTCTGAGCGATCAAAGCCAGACAAGCCAAAAAAAGTTGTTGATCCAGCAAAGCAAGCAGCGATCAAAGCTGAAGCGGAAATGGATCAAAGAAGAAAACTCGTAAAAGAGCGAGAGTACAAAACGGTTCTTGGGGGCAAGGTCGGTGATACTGACCTCAAGCCGGGTACTCTTCTAGGGGTTGGATATGCCTGAATCATTAGCCCTGTCACTGACCAATAGATTAAAATCAATGAAATCAGACCGGCAAGTGTGGGAAACACACTGGCAGGATATTGCTGATTTCGTTCTCCCTGATCGCCAATTCCTTTCGTCAAATGAAAGAGGATCTCAGAATCGCAATAATATTTTCGACTCAACTGCCCCTGTCGCTAATGAGCGATTGACCAACCTTCTAAACGGGATGCTGACCAATGCAAGTTTGCAATGGTTTAGCCTTGGCACGTTTGAAGGTATTGAAGATGAAGATCGTGATGCTCGTGCTTGGCTTGATGCTGTTAGGCACAGGATACTACGGTATCTGAATCAGCCTCAATACAGGTTCTATGTAGCACTTGGCGAACTGTACCAGGACCTGATCGGGTTCGGCACAGGCGTGATATTCATTAAGCAGAAGGGTGAAGCCTGTCTGTTCCAGTCGGTCCCGCTTGCCGATTGTTATATAGATGAGAACGATGAAGGCACTGTTGACACTCTTTTCAGAGAAATTAAATACACGGCAAGACAAGCTGTATCTGCTTTTGGCGATGATGTCCCTGAAGAAGTTTCCGATGCTATGGACGAGAACCGTCCACAGCAGAAGTTCACTTTCGTTCAGTGTGTCTATCCACGAGAAGATCGTAATCCAGACCGAATGGATGCGTCTAATAAACCTTGGGCTTCTGTAGTCCTGTTTGATGGTCGCACCTCTGATCCTACGATCATCCGTCAATCTGGATTTGATATGTTCCCGTTCCTTGTCCCTAGATGGACAAAGGCTGCCGGTGAAATATATGGCCGAAGTCCTGCGATGAAGGTATTGCCAGATATCCGTTTGGTAAATGCCATGGCCCGCACAGTATTGGAAAGTGCGCAGAAGGCTGCGGACCCGGCGCTTCAGGTTCCCGACGATGGATTCCTTCAGCCGATCCGAACACATCCCGGTGGCTTGAATTACTATCGCGCCGGGTCTGGCGACTTGATTCAGCCATTGAATACCGGGGCAAGGCCCGATATCGGCGAACAAATGATCGAGCGCAAACAGGCCAAGATTGACGAGGCCTTTTATCAGGATCTTTTCCAGTTGCCTGAGCTTGATCGGATGACTGCATTCGAGGTTAGCCAGAGGCGTAATGACCGATTGCAGCAATTCAGCCCGGTATTGAGTCGTATATATACCGAGATGCTGGACCCCTTGATCACTCATATTTTCTCGAAGCTGGCACCGGAATTGGCTGATACAACTCCAAATGCTATTGCCGGTAGACGGCTGAAGATTATCTATGTCAGCCCATTGGCTTTGAGTCAGAAGTCCTCTGAAGGATTTAACATACAGCAGTATTTGCAGTACCTTACGCCAATGGCACAAGCCGATCCTGGCGTATTCAATAACATTGATACCGACGAATATGCCCGTATGGGTATGAGTATATTTAATGTTCCCGGTAGATTGTTTAGGACTGTCGAAGAAGTTGAAGAGCGAAGACAGGCTGAACAGGAAGCCGCTTCAAGTCAAAATGAAGCAGCGACGGCACTTGACGCCGCACGGGCTGCCGAAGCAGGAACTGGAGCTTTAGCTAATATCAGCGGCACTGGAATGCAGTAATGGAGAGTATTCAAAAGAAAAAGAAACCAGACCCTCGTACACGTTTGAAGGCGGTATATCACAATGTGTTCTCGTCAGACTCAGGTCGGATTGTTTTAAAAGACTTGATGCAAAGATCAGGCATTTTAAAGCCAACCACAATACCAGGTGACGCTATTCTGTCTTCTTTTAATGATGGCCAGCGTCAGATAGTCCTTGGCATATTAAGACAGATGAGTCCAGAGAAGCAGCGTAATTTAGTCGAAACCGCAATTAGCGACGGTCCATACCCATTTGGAGAGTAACATGGCTGAGTCTGATACCGAATCAACTGGTTCTATTATTTCTGAAGGCGGGTCTTCTACTGATA